GAATTCTTTGCATCAGTTTTTCCTACTATATCTTCCGGACAAACTACTAAAATAATTATGACAAGTACTCCTAATGGTTTAAACCATTTCTACCAAACTATAACAATGGGTTTAAATAAACAAAATAATTTTAATGTTCGAGTAGTTCCGTGGCATCAAGTCCCAGGTCGAGATGAAAATTGGAAAGAACAAACGCTAAAAGCATTAAACCATGATCAAGCTAAATTTGCTCAAGAATTTAATGTAGAATTTTTAGGTTCGTCAGGTACACTTATTGCAGGCTGGAAATTACAAGAACTTGTACCTCAGATAGCTATTAATGAAAAGCAAGGTATCGTTCAGTATGAGAAACCTAACAAAGGTAGAACATATTGTGGTGTAGCTGACGTTTCTAGAGGTAAAGGTCTTGACTACTCTGCATTACAAATAATTGATGTAACAGAGATGCCATACAAGCAAGTGTGTGTATTTCGTGATAATATGACTACACCAGGTGATTTTGCTGAGATTATTAATAGACTAGGAAGACAGTATAATAGCTGTCCTATTCTTGTAGAAGTAAATGATATCGGGCAACAAACAGCAGAAACATTATATTTTGATTATGAATATGAATCAATGCTATTTACTGAATCAGCTGGTAAAGCTGGTAAGCGTATTACAACAGGAGCATCTAAACCAGGATCAGTAGATAGAGGTATTAGAACAACAAAGACAGTAAAAAATGTAGGTTGCTCAATGTTAAAGTTACTTATTGAGCAGAACCAGCTAATTATCAATGACTATAACACAATACATGAACTATCTACATTCTCTAAGAAAAATAATACATATGAAGCAGAACCAGGTAATAACGATGACTTGGTAATGTGTTTAGTATTGTTTGCATGGTTAACAGAACAAAAATATTTTAAAGACTTGACAGATATTAATACATTGTTAATGCTCAAAGAAAAAAATGAAGAGCAGCTATATAATGATCTACTTCCTTTTGGATTTATTGATGATGGTATAGGTCAAGATCCTACACCTGATTCTAACGGTGATAAATGGTATGATGTTGATCAAAACTCCTTTTTCTATAAATAATCAATAATTAATAATAATAACAACTCTAAAAGGAGAATGATATGGTTAGTCTAGTTTCACCTGGTGTACTAGTTAAAGAAATTGATCTTACAACTATTGTTCCATCAGTTTCTACTACAGAAGGTGCTATTGGTGGTGTATTTCGTTGGGGTCCAGTAGGTCAAAGAGTTCTTGTTGATTCAGAAACAAATCTAGTAACAAGATTTGGTAAGCCAACAAACCTTAACCCTGAAACATTCTTTACTGCAGCTTCATTCTTAAGCTATGGTAATAGATTATTTATATCTCGTGCTGCTAATACAACTGGTGTATCACCACAAGTAACATGTACAGTTCAAGCAGGTAACTCTACAGTTGTTCTTTCAGCAGGTAACACTTCAACACTCCATGCAGGTTATACAGCTATTGGGTCATCAAATAGCGGTGTTCTAACTGGTGCAACTATTCAGGCTATTGTTAACTCTACAGCATTTACACTTGCTAGCGGTTCACAAGCTTTAGCTAATACAACATCAGATGTAGTTCAGTTTATTTCAAATACTGCCTTCACAGCTTTTGCTAACACTGTAGCAGTTGCTAATATTGAAACACTTATTGTTAAGAATGAAACTGATTTTACACATAAAGATGGTACTTTTGATCCCAACGTACAGTTTATAGCAAGATACCCTGGTGCAATCGGTAACTCTATTCGTGTGTCAGTTTGCGGTAACTCAACAGGTTATAGTTCAGTTATTAACCTACAATCTTATGCATTAGGTGCTTATATACCTATAACAGTAAATTCAAACACTGCAACTGCAACAATATATGGTAGCAATGCTGCAGTAGTATCAGCTAATGTTCTTCAATTTAAGCAAGATCTTAACGTAACTGATAGAATTGAAGTAGGTAATACACTAATTGGTACAGAATATCTTAAAGTTACTGCTATTGGTGATGCTACAGTATATGGCAACGTTTCAGCTACAGTTGTTATTACAACAATAGCTGGCAATAACGTTGTTATTGCTAATACAACAGTAGGTCTTAATAATGGTATGCTTGTAGATAACTCTACAGCATTCTTAGATGTAAAGCCTAGAATTACAACAATTGTTAACTCTACAGCATTTACAGTATCATCTGTTGCTGATGCTAACGTAACAACAAGCAGCACTACTGTATATCCTAGAGCTGTATTTACAATTAACTTTGAAGAACCATATAAGCTTGGTGCTAATCTAGTTTATCAGGGTTCCAATACCCAGACACAAAATATAACTCGTTACTGGGAATTCTTTAACTTAGTAGATACTGCACCTGGTCAATCAGAGTATGTTATCAATTTTGGTAACTCTGCTATTAACTCAGACGAAATGCACGTTGTAGTTGTTGATGATGGTGGTAAGTTTACAGGTGTACCTGGAGAAATTCTAGAAGTGTACCGCGGTGTATCACGTGCTACTGATGCAAAAACAGTAGATGGTGGTGCAAATTACTGGAGAACAGTAATCAATGATATGTCTCAGTACATCTATGCTGTTAACGATATATCAGGAGCAGCTTCTGCTACTGCATTAAATCTTACTGACTCTACTCTCGATGATGTTTCATTAACTCTAATGAACGGTAATGATGGACATGATGAAACAAATATTGAGCTTGGATGTGTACTAAATGCATACGATATGTTCAAGTCAAAAGAAGAAGTTGATATTTCACTTGTTCTACAAGGCAAGGCACGTTCATTCGTTCTAGCTAATTATCTAATCGATAATATTGCTGAACCTCGTATGGATTGTATCGTTCTTGCTTCACCTCAGAAAGGTGACGTTGTTAATAACGTTGGTAACGAGGCAGATGCAGTAGTTCTATTCCGTGAAAATCTTCGTTCATCATCTTACGGTGTGCTTGACTCAGGTTATAAGTATATGTACGACCGCTACAATGACATTTATCGCTGGGTACCTTTAAATGGTGATACAGCAGGTCTTTGTGTGCGTACAGATTATACTAACGATGCTTGGTGGTCACCTGCAGGATTTAACCGTGGACAAATTAGAAACATTGTTAAGCTTGCATTTAATCCAAGACAAGCAGAGCGTGATACTCTATATAAAGCTGGTGTAAACCCAGTAGTTACATTCCCTGGTCAAGGTACAATCCTTTACGGTGATAAGACACTACTATCTAAACCATCAGCATTTGATCGTATCAACGTACGTAGATTGTTCATTGTTCTTGAGAAAGCTATTAGTAAGGCAGCTCAGTATACTCTATTCGAGTTCAACGATGCATTTACTCGTGCTCAGTTCAAGAACCTTGTAGTTCCATATCTACGTGATATCCAGGGTCGTAGAGGTGTTACAGACTTCTTAGTAGTATGTGATGAAACAAATAATACCCCAGAAATTATTGATAGAAATGAGTTCGTAGGCGATATTTACATTAAACCAGCTCGTTCTATTAACTTCATTACTCTAAACTTCGTTGCTGTTAGAACTGGTGTAGCCTTTAGCGAGGTCGTGGGCAAATTCTAATAAAATAAAAAATAGGAGAGTGGCAACACTCTCCTATGCAACGATATAAATAAAAATAAAAAGGAGTAAATTAATGCCATTTAATATACATGATTTCAAATCTAAAGGACTTGCTCTTAATGGTGCGAGACCATCACTATTTAGTGTTGATATTCCTCAGGGGTGGCCTCATATGAATGGTTCAAATAGCCAAGTACCATATATGGCTAAGGCATCATCATTACCTCAATCTACTATTAATGAAGTTGAAGTAGGTTATTTTGGTAGAAAAATTAAATTGGCAGGTGACCGTACTTATGCTAACTGGGCTTGTACATTTTATAATGATGAAAGTTTTTCTATTAGAAATGGTATGTTGAACTGGCATCAATTTATAAATTCTACTGTACCTAATTTAATGGAAGGGTCTGCACCAGCTTCACCTGAAAGTTATAAGAGTGATATTACTATTACACAGTGGAGTAAAGCTGGTAAAGAAAATGTTGGAACAGCTTTATTTAACTGTACATTAATAGGAGCATTCCCTGTTATTGTTGGACCTATTACATTAGATTGGGATGCTACAAATCAAATTGAAATGTTTGATGTAGAGTTTGCATATGATTACTGGATTGCAGGTAAAACATTTCCTAATTCTGGGCAACTTAACACTGTACCCAACTACTTAGAAACTGCTGCTACAGTTCCAAGTACTCTTAGCATCTCTCAATAATAATTTTTATATGAAAGATATACATAATGAGTGATAATCAAGGTTGGTCGTTATTTGGATTTCAGATTAAGCGTAGGCCTCAACCTGATTCCATACGATCGTTTACTCCTGAAATAAAAGATGACGGTGCAGTTGTTGTAGCAGCTGGTGGTACATTTGGACAATATATCGATCTTGACGGTACAGTTAGAACTGAAGCCGAACTGGTTGCAAAGTACAGAGAAATGGCTTTGCAACCAGAAATCGATAGAGCTGTTAATGAAGTGGTTAACGAAGCTATTGTTGTTGAAGAAGGTGAACATACAATTGAAATTGTGCTAGATGATCTTGAAATTGATGATAAAATTAAACAAATCATTGAGCAAGAGTTTAACGGTATTCTAGACCTTCTAGATTTTCAAAATCAAGCATATGATATATTTCGTAAATGGTATGTAGAAGGTAGACAATATTTCCATGCTGTAATTGATGAGAAGAGACCTGAAGAAGGTCTAAAAGAACTTCGTTATGTTGATCCTCGTAAGATTAGAAAAATACGAGAGGTACAAAAAACAAAAGATAGAAATACTGAAGCTGTAATACAGAAGACAAAAAGCGAGTATTATATCTATAACGAAAAAGGTCTAAATTACGGTTCTAAGGTTATATCAAATCTAGGAACAACTGGTGTTAAAATTCATGCTGATTCAATTATCCATGTAACATCAGGATTAACAGATCAAAACGGTTTAATGGGACTTTCATATCTTCATTCAGCCATTAAACCACTAAATCAGCTTAGAGCTCTAGAAGATTCAGCAATTATATATCACTTATCAAGAGCCCCTGAACGTAGAATTTTCTATATCGATATCGGTAATCTTCCTAAAATTAAAGCTGAGCAGTATTTACGTGATATGATGGCTAAGTATAAAAACCGTCTATCATATGATGCTCAGACTGGTGAGATACGCGATGATCGTAAATTTATGACAATGCTAGAAGATTATTGGCTACCAAGACGTGAAGGTGGTCGAGGAACTGAAATATCAGTTCTTTCAGGTGGTACAGCTCTTCCACAGCTATTGCAATCAGTAGAGTACTTTGAAGATAGATTATATAAAGCTCTGCAGGTACCTATCACCAGATTAAAACCAGATACTGTATACTCAATTGGCAGAGCTACTGAAATTACTAGAGATGAAGTTAACTTCTCTAAGTTTATCGATAGAATTCGTAACAAGTTTTCTCAGTTATTCCTAAAAGCTCTTGAAAAGCAAGTTATTCTCAAGCGTATTGCATCACCAGAAGATTGGGATGCTATAAAAGGTAAAGTAAAGTTTAGATATCTTCGCGATAATTACTTTGCAGAGCTTAAAGAGATGGAAATCTTTACAGATAGAATGAATAGAGTTCAGCTAGCTGAACCATTTGCTGGTAAATACATTTCACATACATGGATTCGTAAGAATATTCTTAAACAAACTGATGAAGAAATTGAGCTTATGGATGAACAAATTAGAATTGATATGCAAAATCCATTGTATAATCAAGATTTAATTATGCAAGCTCAACAAGCTCAAGCAGAAGCAGAAGCTAATAGAAAGAGGTAAACAATGGTAGATACAGTGAATTTAATTCAACACGCTGTTAATGATAGTCCTACTCAGATGCAGGATGACCTAAATACTTTAATGCTAGATAAAATTAAAAATATCATTGATCAGAAAAGAGTAGAAGTAGCTCAAAATTTCTTTAATTATGATGAACCTGAAGATAATGAAGAAGATTTAGAAGACTACTCTGATCAGGAAGAATATGAAGAACCAGAAGAAGTAGAATATCAAGAGGATTAAGATGACCAAGTATCTTAAAGATATTATTAAAGAGTGTAGTGATTATACTACTCCTAAAGCTCCAGCTGATAGAGACTTTGTAGATATGCATTTAAATAATATTGAGAAGATTGATCCTCTAGATCAAAAAGCTAAAGAAGGTAATGATGCAGTATTTACAGGTTCAAATGTAAATACTTATGATCGTAATATAAACAAGTATGGATATAACCATTCTGAAGACTGGCAGCATTATGATAATTTTAGAGCTTGGAGAGATGGTCAACTTGCAGCTCTAAAACACCATTCTACTGGTGAAGACATGGAATCTCCTTACGATGAAGATTCTGCTAATCATAAAGACTGGATGATGGGATATACATCTGTTAATAGAATGTATGAAGATTATTCAGAGCATAGTGATATTCAAGATGAACATGAAATGGTTCGTACCGAATTGAGAGCAATAGCTGATAAAGCAACTCATCTATTAAACCATATGCCAATGGGTATGCATATTGAACCATGGGTACAATCAAAAATTGCCAATGCTAAGATGGAAGTTTCAGGTGTACATGATTATTTAATTTACGGTGATCATGCTAATAAACCAACAAATGAAGAAACAATCGAAGAGAAATTAAAACATTCTCAAGGTATGGGTGAATGGATTAAAGATTTTGAGCAATCAGATGATCCTAAGTTTGAAGGTAAATCTAAATCTAAAAGAAGACAAATGGCTATAGCAGCTTTTATGTCATCTAAGAAATAAGAGTTAACAAATGAAACTTATTCAAGAATTACAAGAAGACGTTAAGCCAATTACAGAGGCTTCTGAGTCAGGCAAAAAGAACCTTTACATCGAAGGTGTCTTTATGCAATATAATAATGATAGGTTTAACCAGCCTAATCGTAATGGCCGTCTGTATCCAGAATCTATCATGCGCGAAGAAGTTAATCGTTACAACAGCGAATGTGTAGATACTAAGCGCGCTTACGGTGAACTTAATCATCCACAGGGTCCTACAATTAATCTTGATCGTGTTTCCCATCTAATTGAGAAGCTTGAATTTCAGAGAGATGGTACTGTTTTAGGTCGTGCTAAGATTCTTGAAACTCCTATGGGTGCAATTGTTAAAGGTTTAATTGAAGGTGGTGCAAGACCTGGTGTATCTTCTAGAGGTATGGGGTCTGTTAAGCAGGTTAATGAAGGTCTAATGGAAGTACAGAATGACTTTCGTCTTGTAACAGCTGCTGATGTGGTTGCTGATCCTTCTGCTCAGAAGGCATTTGTTAACGGTATTTTTGAAAACGTTGACTGGCTCTATAACGAAAAAACAGGTGAATGGGTTCAAGAACAAAAGAAAGTTCTTCGTAATATGTCTACTAGACAGATTGAAGAAAGCAAGTTGAGATTCTTTGAGAATTTCTTGAAGACATTATAAATATAAATAATAAGAAAATTAATTGGAGTTATTAAATGGTCTCTGGAAGTACTGAAGAAGGTAATTATAGTTGGAAACTTCAC